ACTCGTGGCGCTACTGCGGGTCCAGACGACAGTTGGGATCAGTAGTTACTCCGCCGTGCAGGCAGGAAATACCCGACAGGGGGCGGAACTGGTTGTAGAACTGGTTCCGCCTCTTGTGTTATAATAGAGTTGTGAGCTTGAGGGCTGTGATGTGGAAGGGCGGTTGATGCCGTGGCTAAAAGTTTTAAGACTGGTCTTACTGCTGACGGTACAGTTTCAGCAACGGCTTTAGAGGTTACTGGCGAGTTTACGCTTCCTACTGCTGACGGTTCTGTAGATCAGGTTTTGGTGACTGATGGTGCTGGTACTGTCACGTGGGAGGATCAGTCTGGCGGTGGTGGCGGCACGACTATCCCTGCTGGTACTGTAGTTATGTACGGCGGCGGTACGGCACCTTCGGGCTGGCTTGTGTGTGACGGTTCTGCTGTATCTCGAACAACTTACTCTAGTCTTTTCACTGCTATCAGTACCCGTTATGGTACGGGTGATGGTTCGACCACGTTTAATCTTCCTGGGACTTCGGCGCTTGTTCCTGTTGGTATTGCCGCTAGCGGTAACGCTGATGGTACTACGGTTAGTGGGTCGTCTGCGTTGAATGCGTTGGCTTTGGGGGATCAGTCTGCGGATCATGCTCATACGATTACTTCTAATGCCGGTGATCAGTCAGCGAATCATAATCATTCAGTTACGTCTAACGCTGGCAATCAGTCTGCGAACCATAATCATACGATTACGGTAGCTAACGCTAACGCTAACCATAGCCATTCGTGGTCTAAGAATTTTAACACGACGAATCAGAATGCCTCCCATACGCACGCTTACTTAAAGTCGAACGGCAGCAACACAAACGCTAACACGAATAACCAGAATGCTTCTCACTCTCATAACTTCAACTCTGGCACTGTGAACACGAACGCCGCAAACGCTGGTCACGCCCACAATGCTAATGCTGGCGATCAGTCTGCTAACCATAACCATACGATTACGTCAAACGCTGGTAATCAGTCTGCGAACCACAATCATACGATTACATCGAACGCTGGTAACCAGTCGGCTAACCACAATCACGCATTGACATCTTCAACAGTTTCAACTACTATAAACGTAGAACCGTTCCTGTTTATCATTAAGACCTGATGGAGAAGAATTGTAATGCCGTTTTCAGAACATTCCGAGCAACTTGGTGGGGTAGGTTACTATAACAAGTTGCCTGTTAGAACCATTACACAAGATGGCTCAACGTGGACGGTTGACAATACTAAGGGGCTGTTTTCTTTTACCCCGTTGGTTGCTGATGTTGAGCTAGAGGAAGTTGTTGATGCTGATGGTAATACTCATCAGCGTTGTGATGCTGGCACCAATCAGTATGGCCCGAAGGGGTTGCATGTTTGGAACGAAATTACTGAACAATGTAATTGCGGAGCATCCACTGCGGCTGATCCCTTAACAGGCAGTCACCATCTTCTGTTTTATGAACTTACGCATATTAGTTCAGTGTTTGGTTCCCCTGCAGCCGGTGGACAGGTTGTGTATCTTGAGTCGTCAAACGCTACTGCCGAAAGCAATACTGTAGCCGACCGTCATTCTGTATCAGCACGGACGCTACAAGAAATTCTTCGCTTGATGCTAGAATGGGAGATCGCAGGCAGTGATTTCGGCTCAACCGAACCCATGGCTAGTACTGCTACTAGCATGCTTGCAGATCTAGAGATGCCAGATGACGTGCGAGATTGGATTTGGACGAACGTGCCTCCGAACAAAGTCCAGAAGTATTTGCAAGGCGATACTGACGCTCAAGTAGCAGAAACCCCTCCTGACATTACAGGAACAATCGTAGAAGATTGGCTTGTTCCTCTGATTACTGAATCACCCAACATTGGCTTCATGCCAACGGGGAACGGATCATGAACGTAGAGTTTCCGTTAGGACAGTGGTCAGGAATCGCAATTTACGACGATGTTGTAGACAAGGCCGCATGTCAGAACATTATTGATCTAGTTGAACGTCATTGGAACCGGCTAGAAGAAATGCAAGTTCTTAACCCCGGTAAAATGGTCGGTGGGGTGGATCAGTCTATCAAAAACTCAACTGACATGAACATCTCTGCCGCAATGGGAGACGAACTATACTCTATGGGTGGAGGCTGGTCCGAGCAAGACATTCACGCCGGACTGGTAAAGTGCGTAAACCACTACGTCAACCAGTACCCTGGGCTAAGCCAGCAGTGCTTCCCCCTGCAAGACATGGGTTACCAGTTCCAAAAATACGATGTTGGCTACGGCAAGTACGACGAGCATATCGACGGTGGACCGTTCGGCAGGTCGTTTGACAGAATGCTGGCCGTCATTGTTTACCTTAACGACGTTGACGAAGGGGGAGAAACTACCTTTACCCGTCAGGAGCTTTCTGTTAAGCCTGTAGCAGGCAGGGTTCTTATTTTTCCGTGTCACTGGCTGTATCCGCACCGTGGTGAGATTTCGTTTGATAAAGACAAGTACATCGTCACCACGTTTATCATGCAGGAAGACATGAATCATTTGGTTCATCGTCCTGATGAGATGCAAGAGCATTTCCACGATCACTTCAATGAAGAGGACCTTCCTAACTACCACGGCCCCGATCATCATCATCACGATCACGACCATCATCATGAAGGAGAAGTCTAATGAGACGTAGTGATTCACCAGCAAGGCGCGTAATTTTAGCTGAAGGTTATGCTATCCCTGTTTCCGAAAAAGATTTTGACCAAACAGTCAATACAGCATCGAAACCTGTTCTCGTTGATTTTTGGGCAGATTGGTGCGGGCCTTGTGCTATGCAGTCTCCGGTTCTTGACGAGTTTGCAGCCAAGTACGCTGACGAAATGCAGGTCGTAAAAGTCGAAGTAGACTACGCTCCGCTTTTGATGGAAAGATTCGATATTACTAACATTCCTACACTGGCTGTCTTCGTGGATGGTAAAATAGTAGAGAAGCTGGAAGGCGCTAGGCCACTAGATCAGCTTCAGAAGGACTTAGGTTCGTACTTGGATACGGAAACGAAAGAGATGTAACATGCCTGACTTGTGGGATAGTTTACCTGAAGAAATGCTAGGTGAACGTCCCGCTATTCAGTTGATTTCTAAACAAGTCGAAACCCCTAAGGAAGTTGAGGCTAAAGAATCAGGACGCAAAGATGAAGGCTCTTTCTCAAAAGTTTACGGATCACCCGAAGTCAAATAAAATGACATACGGCGGGCACTTTTTGTTTGCCGTCGGGTTAGCTGCCGAATTTTGGGCTGTAGCTATCACGCTTGTTATTCACGCTGTGTTCCCGTTCTGGTTCGAAACAGAAGCATCCGAGTTTGTTGAGCACACACACGATTTGCTGAACAACCACTAAAATTCGGGTTCAGGGGTTGACTTTCCCTACAAGACCGTTATCATACTGTCTACTACACGGGAGTGTAGCCAAGCGGTAAGGCAGCGGACTTTTAATCCGAAGAGCGTGGGTTCGATCCCCACCACTCCCACTACTATGAGCACTACAGCGATGACACTAGCGGTCTCTATGGCCGGACATTCAAGCCACGATAAGTGGAAGATTGGGTCTGTTGTGTGGCGTGGTGGCTCTGTTCTGGGTAAGGGATATAACCGTTACCGCAATAATCCTTCCGTTGTTGAGCATGAGAAGTATTTTCATTGCTCGGTGCATGCGGAGGTTGATGCGTTGCGGAATGCCGGTGATACGGATGGTGCTAAGTTGTTTGTGGCTCGTGTTACTCGTGGCGGCAATTTGGCGTTGGCTAAGCCGTGTTCTCGTTGCATGGAAACGATCAGGGACCACGGGATCAAGAAGGTGTATTACACGGATGAGTTGGGGGAGTGGAAATTCTTTAGAGTCTGGCCTTGACGCACCTTGTTGAGGCTAGTAAGATACCCGATATCAGCATCTACGACAAAGGAGATTATGTTGATTACGAAGAAGGCAATTATTGAGGCAGCGGCTGAGGTTGCTGAGCGTGCCCCGAAGGCACGTAACCGTTCATCGAAGATGGTGACGTATCGTCATCCTCGTGGCCTTATCGGTAATGCTCTGCATGCTGCAGGTCTTTCGCCCCGTGAGATTCGTTCTCTGCAGGGCAACCGAAAGTACGATCGTTTCCTGAACCCGGCGGCTACCGCTTGGGTCCGTGAGGCGAACAGCCGTGCCAACAAGGGCATGGCGTGGGGCGAGGTTGTCGCTACCACCCGATGATCGTACCGTCGTCTGAGCGACGTTAAATAGGCTTTAGGCTCAGAGCGCTCCGACTTCGGTCGGAGGTAGTATGTCTACTGAAAAGCACTTCAAGTTTCTAAAGTGGGCAGATCAGGGAGCCGAGTTGTTCTCTACCTGTTCTAAGAGTCAGTATATGGCTATTATTGTCGATACTGACGGCTTTGTGCTTGGCGTGGGCTACAACGGTGCTCCTCGGGGCGCTGCGCATTGTAATCAGGGTGCATGTCCTCGTGCGCTTGCGGGAAGTGACCATAAGTCTTCTGATTACAGTGATTGTGTTGCTGTTCATGCCGAGGCTAACGCTTTGCTGCATAGCGATTTCAACGCCCGTGCCCGTATGGGCGGCGTGGTTATGTATGTGAACGGTGAGCCTTGTCTTGATTGTGCGAAACTTATCGCTAACAGCGGTGTTCGGTTGGTCCACGGTATTCGTGAGAACCGTCCTTCGTTGCCTAAGGTGCAGGAGTTGTTGCTTCAGTCTAGTATTGAGTTGATTCTGTATGATAGGGATGAAGTGATGCCGGTCCCTGAGCCGGTTCAGAAGACTTCTGGTTCGCATTCGTTGACACAATGGAAAGATAGTACAGGTAAAATTCACAACTTGTGATAACCGGGAGAGGTGCCAGAGCGGACGAATGGGTCGGTCTTGAAAACCGTTGAGGTGTCACAGCCTCCGTGGGTTCGAATCCCACCCTCTCCGCCACTAAAAAGGAAGAATGATGCAAAGTCTATTTGACGGT